GGTCAGAACTGCAATCGGCCGAGGATCTCGATGTTCCTTCCTGAGTCCGCGCCCTGCGCATAGCCGAAGTACGCGCTGGCGATGTTGGAGCCTCCGCTGTTGTTGCCGATGGGCTGCAGTTGAAGCTCATTGAAGACGTTGTACATGTTGGCCTGCATGCGAAGCAGGTTGTGGTGGTCGCCGATAGTCGTGCGCAAACTCCTTGGCGACAGCTCATGTCGACATCCTGGTAGCAGGGGCCGCGGAAGCTGTTGCGGCCAATGCCGGGCTTGTAGACGACCTGGGTCTGCGGAAGGGTCGTGTGAAGTAGTTCGTGCCGGGACGTTGGCGCCGCTGAGCGGTTGGGAAGTTGGACCCGGTCTCGAAGGCGTTGTTGGAGCAACTGCTGCCCGCCCGCCATAATAGGCCAGCGGCCGCACCACATTCTGCGTGGCGGCGCCGTTCTGGAAGGGCACGGTGTTCAGGTTGGTGGTCACCGGCGTCCAGGGGAAGCCGGTGTGCCAGGTGTAGGTGCGCGTTCACCTGGAAGCCGTTGACCAGCGCGGCGACCACCTCGTTGTGCGGTATGGAAGGTGGGTGTCTGATAGAGGCCGGTGGCGACGATGCGGTGCTTCACGTCGTAGTCCGAGGGCCCATATTCACTGGCGTTGTTGGCGGGTTGGTCTGGTTTGCCGACCGTCCGCATAGTCGCCGTTGGAGACCTGGTCCATCGACTTGGCATAGGTGTAGACGAAGCTGTAGCTGATGTTCTTGCGCATCGGCCGACGCAGCTGCACGTTCAGCGAGTTGTAGTTCTGCACCGAATCGGTCTGCGCAAAGTAAGCCGCGTAGACCGGCGTGTTGGCTGGTTGTAGAGGAAGTTCTGATTGACCAGACGCGCGTAATGATGGCCCGATGCCCCGGCATAGCCGATGGTGGCGGTCATTGCGCGCCCAGCTCGCGCTGGATCTCCAGCGAGTAGAGATCGCTGGACGGGATACTTGAGGTTGGCAGCGCTCCATAGACTTCGACGCAGCACCCCGTTGGGGAAAAGCCGTTGGCGTTGAGCGTCCCGTTGCAGCGCTGGATTGCCGGAAACTGGACGGCGAGTTGCTGGTGCCCAGCTTGTACTGGATGCCGGCGGTGTTGCCGTTGCCGCCGCAGCACAGGCCGAAGTTGGCGATGCCGGGGCCATCTTCCAGCGCATTGTTGAAGAGGGCGATGTCGAGGTGGTTGTAGGCCAGCGCATAGCCGCCGCGCACCACGATCTTGCCGTTGAACATCGGCGGAGTGTAGGCGAAGCCGATCTTGGGCCCGAAGTTGTTGTGCTGGAAGTTCCACAGATGATTGTGTGGAACCAGCTTCATGCCGGAGAGTTCGGAGCCGGCGGGCCCGAGCACCGGATAGTTGATCCTCGATCCCTTGTTGGCCAGCGGCGTAAACTCCTCCCAGCGCAGCCGGTGTTGAAGGTCAGGTTCGGCGTCACCTTCCAGTCGTGCTGCATGAAGGCCGGCGTAGTTCTGCGAGCGGAAGTAGCGCTGCGTGTTCGCAGGGCCACCGGTGGCGGGGTTGGCGCGACCGCCTCGTAGACCGCGCGTCGTTGGCAAAGGCCCACAGGCCGTTGAAGGCGTAGGTGGGACGCTCGTAGCCGTAGAGGTTGTCGTTGTCCTGCTCGAAGCGCGCTCGCGCCCAGCGGATGGTGTGCGCGCCGAAGGTATGGCGACCATGTCGCGCACCTCGTAGGTGTTCTCCGCGAAGTTGGCCGGCGTCGTGTTGGTCGCAGTTACTACGCCGTACTGCACGGCGAACGGATAGTTCTGCACGTTGACGTACGGGATGCCGTAGTTGACCGTGTTGCCGCCGTCGCTGAGCGCGTTGTCGGCAAAGCGCGTGCGTTGCCGCGCAGCTCATTGATCCAGCTGGGCGAGAAGGTGTGGATGTAGATCAACGTAGCTGCGGAGTTCAGCGGCTTGAACGGCACATCGCCCATGGGACGCGAACCGGCCGTGCCGCTGGCGCCCAGGTTGTCGAGCTTGGTGAAGTAGACCGATCCGGCGACAGGTCCTTCTGCGTCGCCTGCCAGTCGACGCGCGCGTTGTACTGGTTGCCGCGGCTCTGCGATGGGCCCGTGAGCTGAACGTTCTCGACGTCGGCAACGCCGTCAAAGCCGCCGCCAACCTCCTGTGCCGATGCGCCGTAGTAGGCCGTATGATCGCAGCGGGAAGACGCCCAATCTTGCGATGCGCCGCCCGGGGTCAGCGAGCCGATGTCCAGGCCACCCAACCTGGCAGGCCACGTGGCCTGCCGGCACGATGGCTCCGTTTGTCCCAAAGGCCCGGCGGGATTCGTGTCAGGTAGGTTCGGAAGCCGCAGGTAGGCGTGAGGACGGCGACGATGCGCGGCTGCGACGCCGGATTGGCGATGATCTCTCCGAGACGCCGCCCGCGCTGCGCCTGAATGGCCGCGCGGAACTGCGGCGTCTCCACGTAGGCCGGTCGTGTAGCTGGGGTTCTTCTGCTTGTACTCCTCGAACGAGAGAAGAAGAACAGCTTGTTCTTCACGATCGGACCGCCCAGTGACCCGGCCCAGGTGCGCTGCTGATTGTCGTTGCGGACGGGCAGCGTGCCTGGGGCGGGCCCGGCCGAACTTGTTGTAGAGTTCAGGCCCGGCTCGTCGTACAGGAAGAATGCCGATCCGTGGAGACTGTTGGTGCCGCTCTTGGTCACCACCTGGATCTGCGCGCCGGTGTTGCGGCCCAGGCTGGCGTCGTACGAGGTCGAAACAATCGGTCATCTGGCCCACCGCCTCCTGGTTGGGTGTGACCACCGCCGCGCCGCCGTGGGTCAGCGAGTTCACGCTGACGCCGTCGATCATGTAGTTGTTGTCGGCAACGCGCTGGCCGTCGGCCGAGATCTGCACCTGGTTTTCGGTCTGGAAGATGCCGGAGTTCGAGCCGCCGGGCCCGGCCCCGTTGGGCAGAAAGACGGCGGTGCCATTGCCGGAGCGCGCGCCGTCGCCGGTGATGCCGGGCGCGGTGCGCAGCAGCTCATAGGGGTCGGCGCCGAAGATCGGCAGCCGCTCAATCTCGGCGCTGTCGATGGTGGTGCCGATGCTGGCGTCTCCGGTCTGCAGCAGCGGCAAGCATCCGCGTTGACCGTGACCGTCTGGTCTCCTGACCCGCCTGCATCGTCACATTGAGGCTGCGCGGCGTCTCCATTCCTATGCCCACCAACAGGCGGAGCTTGGTAACGTGCCGCCGGGATGGAAGCTCGTCGATAAACGCGCCACGAGGAAATGGATTGATGGGTTTGTACCGCCCGATAATTGGGATGTATTTGGGTTAGGCGACGAAACTTTTTACGAAAAGAAGTTGAAATCCCCCGCGCAAATGGAAAAATTTTTCCCGAGTCAAAAAAAGGAAATAGAAAAGTTTGTAATCAAAGAATCTTCAGGTAAAACTCTAGTTCAAGTAAAAGACGATCGAGCGCCAGTGAAGGGCGCGATCGAAACCATGTTCACAACTGAAACGTAAGGAAACAATTATGAATCGAGCTCAACTGCCCACGTCTGAAACCTCTCCCATCGGCCGCGTATCTTATGCGCACGTGTTCAAGCCCACGCTCAATAAACTGAGTGGGAAAATGGAATACAGCTATCAGCATCTTTTTGAACACGGCGCCGATCTCGCCAAGATGAAAACCGCCATTCTCAATGCGTGCATCAACAAATGGGGCCCTGATAAGGCCAAGTGGCCCGCTAAGATTAATTCCCCTTTTAAATCGCAGAAGGTTGAAATTGACCGCTGCGCGAAGAAGGGGCAGGAGCACGCCCATTTGCACCCGGAAGCTTTTTTCGTGACTTTCAAGTCGCCCGACAAAGATGGCAAAGGTAATACTAAGCCCGCGCCGATCGTGGTGGACAAGAACCCGAAAATCGTAATCACCGAGGAATCGAAATTTTATTCCGGTTGCTGGGCTAAATGTAATTTCAACGCTTTCGCCTATGATAAGGGCGGCAACGCCGGCGTCACCCTCTACATCAATGCGCTTCAATTTTGTCGCGATGGGGATCGCTTCGGCGGTCGCCCTTCCCCCGAAACCGCGTTTGAAGCGATTCCCGAAGATGACGTAGCGCCCGGCGGCGCTGCCGATGCCACTTCAATGTTCAGCTAGGAGTACCCCCCCATGCCAAATATCGAAACCGAAGAACAGCGCGATAAAATAATCGCGGCGGTAAAAGAGTACCACAAGGCCAAGCACGCCACCGCCAAGGCGGCGAGTTTTGAGCACGATAAACTGTCGGTTCTCAAAAACCTGACGGGTGAATCGAGCAATAACGGGCCCGCCATTGAGGAAGTGGCGCTGAGAATGCTCGGAAACGTTCAAATTTACGGCGTTCCAGAAGCGAGATAGAATGAAGTTCTCCACCCTGGTTAGAAGTAGACGATTGGCGCAAGGGCTTATTATTAAGTCGCTGGCCGAGCGCGCCGGCGTGCACCCGTCGTATATTTCTCTTGTGGAACACGGAAAGAAAAACCCCCGCATTGGTAACGCAATCCGTATCGCAAAAGCGTTGAATATCAATGTGGGGGAACTTTCCAAGGTGGATGAGCGCTTTAAGAAATCGGGCGTCGTGAAGAAACTGTATGGCTAGGGTTATCACGGAAAAGGATCTGCCCCCTCCCCCGGCGAGCGTGAGCGCCAAGCATTGGCGTGAACGTCAAGCGATTCTGCACGCGCAAGGCGTGCCTTACGACATGATCTTTCGGATTAAACGCTTGCGCCAAATGAACCTGTGGATCTGGCTGATTTGTATTATGGGCCACCCGTATAAGTGGGTTGCTGATAACGAGCATATTTTAATCGACCCTAAATTCAAACGCGACCCCGGCCAAGCTTAACTTTTGAAATGGGTTGCAGATGCCAGCGGTAAGTTTGGATTTTGAATCGCGGAGCGCTGCCGACCTCAAAAAGGTCGGCCTTCATGTCTACGCGGCCCACCCCACTACAAGCGTGCTTTCCGCGGCGTACGCCTTTGACGATGAGCCCGAGATTCATCTTTGGCGCCCTGGGTTGCCTGCGCCCGCGAGGCTGCTAGAACACGTAAAAGCCGGCGGCGAAGTTCGGGCGTGGAATGCGGCCTTTGAATTTCAAATATGGAACAATTGCTGCCGCGATTGGCCGCCCCTTAAAATCGAGCAAATGACTTGTACCATGGTCCAAGCGCATGCCATGGGCCTCCCCGGGTCACTCGAGGCCGCAGCGGCGGCGTTAGGTATCACGGAGCAGAAGGACACGGTCGGCGGGCGTTTGATGATTCAAATGTCCAAGCCCAAGACGGAAGATCCCCTCACTTGGTGGGAGCGCCCCGACCAACTGGAACGCCTATATGAATACTGCCGCCAAGACGTGCGAGTGGAGCGCGCCGCGAGCAAACGTCTCTTGCCCCTCTCTCCTTATGAGAAGCGAGTTTGGGCCCTGGATCAGAAAATAAACAATATAGGCGTTACCGTGGACGTGGAGGCGGTAAAGAAGGCCGTGGCGCTTGTCGAGGGGGAGAAAGCCCGTCTCAACGCCGAGATGCGTGCCGTTACCGGGAACCGCGTGGCGGCTTGCACGGCGGTACAGCAAATTAAGGATTTCCTTGAGCCCCACGGCGTGTTCGGGGACGGTCTGGACAAGGCCGCCGTGGCGGGCCACCTAGGTACGGGGCTTGATCCCATCGCGCGCCGAGTGCTCGAGCTACGCGCGGAGGCCGGCAAGGCATCCACGGCCAAACTAGGTGCGATGGAGGATCGCGCCGGGAGCGGTAACCGTGTGCGAGGCGGTTTCCAGTACAGCGGGGCGAACACCCGACGGTGGGCCGGTCGCGGCCTACAATTGCAAAATATGACCCGCAGCAAAACTAAATTCTCGGTTGTGGAGGCCATCATCAACGATATCTCCGCCGGCGCGTCCGCTGCCGAGATCGATATGTTTTACGGGCCCCCGATGGGCCTAATGGGGGATTGCACCCGCTCTTTCCTCACGGCCGCCCCTGGGAACGAACTCTTGGTCGCCGATTTCTCGGCCATTGAAGCGCGCGTTTTAGCTTGGCTAGCCGGAGAGAAAGAGGTCTTGGATGTGTTCCGTAGCGGAAGAGATATTTATAAGGTCGCGGCGTCGCAAATTTTTGGTTGTGAGTCAGAGGCCGTTGATGATTCACAACGACAGGTTGGGAAAGTCGCAGTCCTCGCACTGGGCTATGGCGGAGGCGTTGGTGCGTTCACGACGATGGCCAAAGCTTATAACGTCAGAATGGAACCCGCCTTCAATCACCTGTGGAACGCGGCCAATCCCGAGCAAAGAATGCGCGCGGAATCTACCCTCAAAAGCGCGCAAGAGAAAAAGCGCAAAGCAGGGGAGGAACTTGAAATCTCCCGCGAAGAATTCCTCGCCGCCGATATCACCAAAATATTTTGGCGCGAAGCCAATCCAAACATTGTTAACTATTGGACACAATTAGAACTCGCCGCGATGAACGCTGTGCTTCACCCAGGACAATTTTTTGGTAATGGAAAAATCCGTTTTAAAAAAGCAGGATCTTTCCTTTGGTGTCAATTACCTGGCAGTGGAGTTATCTGCTATCCCTATCCCGAAGTGAAAGAAGTGAAAACGCCGTGGGGCACTCCGAAGCAAGGTTTCACTTATATGGCCGAGGACGGTCAATCGCGCAAGTGGATGCGGTTCACTACATATGGTGGTTCCCTCGCCGAGAATATCACACAGGCAGTGGCACGTGACCTGCTAGCGGATGCAATGTTAAGATTGGACGCCGCTGGGTTTTCAATAGTTGGGCATATCCACGATGAAATTATTTGCGAGGCGCCCATCGGCGTGGCAGCCTTGTCAAACATGATCGCGATTATGACCGCCAACCCCAAGTGGGCACTCGACCTCCCGCTTAAGGCATCCGGTTTCGTATCGCGCAGATATCGTAAATAGCGGGGAAGAAAAAATGTCGGCGATTCTTGATTGCGCGCTTGAGCTGGCGCTACAGAAGGTGCGTCTCTTTCAAGTGCGGCCCAATTCTAAAATCCCCGCCGTAACGGATTTCGCCGGCAAAGCCACTTCTGATCCCGAGGAGTTGACGAAACTTTTCGGCGCCACCGATTATAATTCCGGAATCGCGTGCGGGAGAATTTCTGAGAATTTTTATCTCGTTGGTTTTGATATCGACAATAAGGATGGAAGAAATGGATATGAGACACTTGAACTCTTGGCAGAGCTGGGCGAAACATTTCCGGAAACGTGGGCCCAGAAAACTCCCTCGGGAGGAGAGCACAGACTTTTTTGGTCGCCGGTTGCGATCCGACAAGGAACTAACGTCTGCGGTTCAGGAATTGATCTCCGGGGTGAAGGCGGTTACTTGGTGGGGCCTGGCTCTACTATTGGTGGCGTCCCTTATAGCGTTTTACGTCATTTGCCTATCGCTAGGTTCCCTCAGTGGGCGATAGATAAGTGGGAGAAAAAGGCTACGCTTTTATCGCTCCCGGTTGGGGCAGGAACCCCGGTAGAAAATCAAATTTTCGCGCTTAAAAGATCAGTCGACTATTTGAATTCTCTTGAGCCCGCTCAACAGGGAAGTCGAAATGAAACCAGCTATGTAGTCGCCGCCCGATTGAAAGATTTTGGGTTGGCGAAGGATCAGATATTTGAAGTCATGGGGGAGTATTGGAAGTGCGAACCCCCCGTTACCTTGGAAGAGCTTTCGGCAGCGGTGAACAACGTTTTCAAATATGGTAACCGACCGGCCGGCGCAGATGCCCCCGAAAATATTTTCACCGCGGTTCCCGAGGAGAAAACTCCGATTGAATTGATGAACGAGAATCATTTCTACTATGCCGCCAATGGAGTTTCTCGCGTGTGCTGGGAAACGGAAATTGATGGCCGTTTCCATCTCGAGCGATTCCCGGTCTATACGTTCCACGAGTCGATGGCCCACCTAAAAATGGAGCACAACGGGAAAACCCATTGTGTCTCTAAAGTGTGGATGGATAGCGGATTAAAGCGCCGCTATGATCGCCTGCGCTTTGACCCGAGTAACAAGCTGGCCGCCAATGAGTACAATACCTGGCGAGGCTTCGCGGTGAAAGCCGCGGCAAGTTCCGAGCATCCCGCAGTGGCGCTCTTTATAGACCACTGCCGCCGTAACGTATGCGATGGTGATGAGGAGCTTTTCAAATGGTTCATTACTTTTCTCGCCCATATTTTCCAGCGCCCCGGGGAAAAACCCGAGGTATCCCTGGTTTTCAAGGGGAAAAAAGGCACCGGTAAAACGATCATTTCGGAGATTATCAACCACCTCATTGGCGATAACTCCGTGATTCTTTCCGACAAAACCCACGCCACCGGGCACTTCAATTCCATGATGGAAGATAAGCTCATGGTGACTTTGGAGGAAGCCTTTTGGTCGGGCGACAAATCCGTCGAAGGCATCCTAAAAGATATAGTCACCGGTCGCACACGAGTAATTACCCACAAGGGCGCCGAGCCATACAAAGCAAAAGTGTACGACCGCATCGTGATCATTGGTAACGAGGACTGGCTAGTTCCCGCCACTGCCGATGAGCGTCGGTTCGCGGTATTCAATATCGCCGACGGCAATCAGCAAGATAGAAAATTCTTCGGGGCTATGAAACGCGGAATCTTTGACGAGGGCGGGGACGCGGCCCTTATGAGTTATTTACTGGCGTGGCCGCTCGAACTCGGCGACGTAAACTGCGCACCGCGCACCAAGGGCCTTGATGAGCAAAAGCTTCAATCGCTCAACGTGTTCCAGCGGTGGTGGTTTTCGTGCCTCCAGGAAGGTAAGGTTCTGGGTCTGGGGATTGAAGGGTGGCCGGAAGCGGTTTCTTGCCACGATCTATATCAGGCTTTCACCTTACAACTACAAGCCGAGCGGTATAAGGGGCATACACCTTCTAAGTTTAGTTTCGGCCATCAATTGAAAGGCTTATCCCCTACTTGCGGCGGGTCTAAAGTTTTTGCCGGAAGCGTGCGCAAGCACACTTTTTCCGCGATAGAAAATGTACGAGAAGAGTGGGATTCCCAGGCTGGATTCAAAACGAAGTGGGACTGATTCGGTCAAAGGCCTGAAGTAACTTTTTTTTCGAGGCCACTTGTTCTTCGGTGCATGTAGCGACCGTGCAGAGTTTTTCTATTTCGGCTTTGTTTTGCCCTATGTAGACGGACGATGTCACGGCGGGGCGGCCCCTCTGAGACTTCCACAGCGCTAGGCGTGCCTGCCACTGGGCTTCAGTTAAATCTTCTGGCGCCGCGTGGAGAAAACTATTGCAGTGCGCGCCTCCGCCTTCCGCCCGGGTCCAAGGGTAGCAAACGGGAAAATCGTGGATGACTACGGCGCAGCTATTCAGTATCGGCAGAGCCGTCGTCAGTAGTAAGAGCGTCTTCCGCATTAGCGAGCCTTTCTTTAGCGGCGGATATGGCGTCTGGATCGCCGCCGGCGACCGCGGCGTCTAGCGCGTCTTGGGCCGCGGCTACGTTTATGCTCTCGAGCGCGGTTTGGGAATCGTAAATGATAAAATCGGCGCCCGTTTCCAAGTACTTGGTAATTTGGTCTTCGAGGATACTCTCGATTTCATCCACGATCTGTTTGACCACGGGGAGCCCCAGGTCGGGCACGGCGGCGATTATGGCGGCCTGAATTAGGGGATTGGCGTAGTTCTCAATCCCCTTGAGAATGTCATTCGCCGCCTGCGCGGCCTTGTTTACGGGCAATGCGGGCGGCGAATCTGGAGACGCGGGAGCATCTGCCATTTTAGGCTAAGAGGGCGACGATCTTGGCGTCGATCATAGCGTCCACCGAAGGGTAGAACGCGCTGAGAGCGCCTTGCACCATGGGGGCGTAGGCCACGGGGAGCTTGCTTACTTCGGCCACGATCAGGGCGGGGATTTCTTTATCCGCGATATCGAGGAGAATGGCCTTTACGGCAGCTTTGGCTTCGGTGGAAAGGTTCGAGATAATGGCTTGTTCGGAGGCGGTCATAGTGGTTACTCCTAGGGTCGTTGTTTTTGTTGACGCTTGCAGTTCCAGGTATTGTACTTGCCGTGAACTTTTATGCAAGGCTCTATGATAGAGCATGAGCAAAGAAACTCCCAGCAAATGAGCGCCGTAAGTAGCAATGTAATTGCCCAGACCTCGTGCCGCTGCATTTAGAATCCCCCATTTAGCGAACATGAGCGAATGCCTTGGCCACCTCGAAAAGTACGCTCACGGTTCCGCTGATGGCTAGCGCGGCACCAATGAGCATCCAGCGAAATCTCAGAAGGGTATCGAGTTTTTCGTGAACTTTTTCAAAGCGCTTATCCGTGTGCTCGATATAATAGTCCAAGAATTCTTTATTGGGCATCCATGCCTCCTATTTGAACTGCACCTTGATCTCAATAATGCCGCTTCCGCCAGGACAACCCTGTCCGCTGCCGCATTTACTGTCGGTAACGGTGCCCCCTTGATTGCTTCCGCCTCCGCCTCCGCCGCCCGAGTTGGCTATGCCGCCCTTGGCGTCTAGGGTACTCGATCCGCCACTACCGTCGCCCCCGCCTCCGCTACCGCCAGCCGCCACGGTTCCACCCGCTGCATTTCCCTGCCCCCCTCCGCCTCCGCCAGCGTAAGTAAGGCCATCGATTCCGCATACCGAACCAGCGCCGCCAGCGCCTGCGTTCCAGGGCGTGGTGCTTACCGCGTTTCCACCTACAGCAGATGCCCCGCCGCCGCCGCCTGAACCCTGCTGGTTACTACCAGACGGCCCAGTTCCACCATTTTTACCCTCGGCCGGGGTAAATCCCCCTGCGTTACCTACGCCGCCCGCGCCGCCGCAGTCTCCGCTTCCGCCGCCTCCAGATCCGCCCGTAAACCCAGCGCCGCCGCCGAAGCAAGCACTTCCGCCTCCGCCTCCGCTGGCCACAACGAGAGAACCGAAAGAAGAATTATTTCCTGGCTGCCCGTCGCTACCAGCCGACAGCGCGCCCCCGGCGCCTACCGTTAGTGTGTATGTCGTGGCGGATACGCTAATATTAGTTAGGTCCCTAAATCCTCCAGCTCCGCCACCGCCGCCTCCGATGCGGTTGGTACTTACCGAGTTTTCTGAAGCACCCCCACCACCGCCGCCAACGACGCAAGCCTCATCAATCGAGCGACCATTCGTCGCATTAACCACGAAAGAGGCAGTGCCCGACAGGAGCGTGTAAATATGAAAATTTCCACTTGTGGTTATTGTGCACCCGGTGCATGTGACGTTCATGAAAGCTGGACCGGATTCCCAGAACGAGAAATTAAATACGCGCGCTTGAGAGGGGGTTGTTAAAAAAAGCGTATAAATTAATAGTGAATATAAATAGTTCATAGTTAGAAGTTCTGGATTACGGAAGCGTAAATTTGGGTTCCATCGTAGTAAAATGTCCACACGTCAACGTGCGCCCCAACCGTTTCTACAGGCTGAGTTCCGGTACAAGTAGTGGCGCCACCGGCCCAACATACGTTCACCGGGGAAGTAGTCGGCCACGTTACGGTGAAATTTGACGCGGTATTGGTTATGCGGACGATTATGGTTTGCCCGCTAGATAGGTTGGAAAAAGTAAACGTCGTGTTGGCGGCGAGCGTTTTGGTGAAACTATTTCCCGTACTCCAGTCAATCGCCGAAGCGGATATGGCCTGATTCGCGACGGTAGTCTGAGCCACTGTGAGAGGAGTAGAGGTGCTAGACGCAGCAGTTAATTGCCCCTGCTGGTTTACGGTGAAATTGGCTAGGGTATAGCTGGCGGGAGTAACTGCCGTATTTGTGATGGCCACAGAGGACCCGGTTACGGTGATTCCCGTTCCCGCAGTTACGCTTCCAGGACCGCTCGTTTGGGCGAAGGTGATTGCATCCGTGCCCATGGTGACTACGTTTGCTGAATTTTGAACCCAAGTCGCGCTTCCGTTGGTGGTGCCGCTTAGGATGAAAACAGAAGATCCAGCAAGAGCTTCGGAGGCTTGGTTATAATCGGAGGAGCGAGTTAGCACGAAAGCCGCGATGCCACTTCCCGCTACCGTTACGACGTAAACGCCGTTTTGAAGGGTAGAAACCTGGTTCTTAACTAAGATCCGTTGGCCCACACTAGGTGAGCCCCCATCCACTGAAAGCGCACCAACGGCGACTTCGGTAAGCGTGGCGCCAACACCGCTTGATCCATTGCTGTAGGTGACGGCTGCGAGCGCGGCCGTAGTGGCGAAGTTAACCGCGTCTTTAGCCACACTTTCATTCGAGATGGCTACGTCGACATAATTCTTAGTCGCCGCCATTTGCGCGGTCGTGGGGTCTGCCACGTTCGTGATTTGGTTACTACCGACGTCAAGACCGTTCGTGAAGGTTTTTTTCCCGGCGAAAGAAGAGGCTAGCGTTAGCACGCCCGAGGCGGCCATAGTAGCGTCGCCGCTCATTAGCGCGAGCGCGTAAGCGGTACCGCCGGAGTTGCCGATTAGGAACTGACCAGCGGAGGGCACCGTGCCCAAGCCTGTTCCCCCACCTTTAATGGTGGTCGGATCGCCGAGAAACGTGGCGAATGCAAGAGAGGGGATTAGTAACCCCAGGATCATAGTATTGAAAAGTTTTCCAAGCGTGCGCATAATTTCCTCTCTCCTGCAAAAACCGTTAAATTATTCGATGTCCCAAGTACCGGCCGAAGCGAAGGCCGCGCAAATAACGGGGACTGAATCGCCAGGGTTCAAAGCAAGGGTAGCCGATCCATCAATATTATCAGAACCTGCCGCGGTTAGGATAATTTGAAAAGTCTGAGCGGACAAATTCTTTACCTCATGGCGTTCGCCAATGTTTGAAGCGTTGCAAACCGGCAAAGTATACGCGCGGTTAGCGGTGAGAGTGGTGGTATCGCGTACGTGCTGGTCGGCCGGGGCCGAGGCGATGGTATACGCCGTGTTTCCGCCATCCGTTACAGAGAAGGCGAGTGCCTGTTTCACGTTGAGCTGGGTTTGAATCGCGCTCGTTACGTTATGCACGAACCCCAATTCGGTCGCTGTGGTGCTGGACGCCACCGGTAGGCCGTTCGAGTCAGAAGCCACTGCGCTGTTGGCAGTAACCGCGGCCGCTTCCACGATCGCACTGCCGGAGGAAACCATGAATCGGTTATTGTTGAGGGCGGTGGTGCTATTAGTACCGCCGTTCGCCACCGGGAGTGCCGTACCACTATAGGTAATGGCTAGGGTGCCCGAAGTGGTGATCGGCGAACCGGAAATGGAGAGCACCGAGGGTACCGATGCGGCTACGCTCGTTACCGTTCCGCTGCCAGCAGGAGGAGCGGCCCAGGTACCATCCGCACGAAGGAAGTTCGAGGTGCCGCCTCCTGAAGCGGGGGCCATACCTTGAAGCGAAGTGGTGAAGGCGTTTAGGTCCGCAGTGAGCTGCGTCGAGGTGACATCCGCAGGCGCTGCGGTGGAACCCGTGTTGTTCCCCTTATAGGTGTGAGCCGCCATGTTCGCCATCTTGGCGGAAGTGATCGCGCTGTTTGCGATCGTGAGCACACCGCTTGCGGCGAGGGTGGCGTCACCGCTCATGAGCGCCAATGCGTAAGCCGTACCGCCCGCATTACCAATAAGGATCTGGCCTGCCGAGGGCACAGTGCTTAACCCAGTTCCCCCCTTGCCGATTGGATAAGGAGTTTGAACGTAGGCCGCTTGCGCTGTGGTAGTGAAGGCCAAGAGCAGGGCGAGAAGCATTTTCATTTATAACCTCATTTTTAGTAAAGGGACCAGTTTCCGTTTATGGCGCAAAATGTGTTCGCGTCGTTGGCGGTGTTTTGGACGAAAGTGGATTGGGTATCTATAGTCTGCGCGCTAGTTGTCCCGTAGGTGACGTTGTTGGCGGGGAAACCAATGTTTTTTCCCATCACGCAAAAACCAGCGGAAGCAACGGCGTCGGGGAGCGTGATGGCGATGGCGCTGCTTGTGCTGTTCACGCCAAGGATATAGTTTTTCGTGAGGGTAGGAACGGTTGTATTGGCCGATACGGTGCTCGTTGTAGAGGCCACCCCGGGTAACCCCGTTACTGATCCTGTGATTGTTAGCGAACTTACCGTGGCAGCGCCGATCACAGTTGTCTCGTTCATGGCCGTGAACACGTCAAAGAACGGAGACGTTCCGGCGGAAATTCCATAGTCGGCAACGAAAATGTATCCGCCAGAAAGGGCTATCCCACCGAAACCATCCGAAGCGATGCCCGAAGTGGCCTGGGCTATGTGAATCGGAGACGTGCGCGTGCTGATATCGTAAACATCGATCGCACCGCCGTAAGTGACGTTTCCGCCAGAGGGCACATAGACGTAGTTTCCGCTACCCACCGCATAGAATCCCGAACCGAAAGTATTCGAACTGTTAATCTGGCTCAAATTCGTCATCGACGACGGAGTGGTAATGTCCACCAGGTTGATGTTGTAGGCGCCGCTCGCGGCGGTCGTGACGAAGGCCGTGTTCCCATTCACACTAAGGCCTAAGGCTTCTCCCGCGGCCGTAACCTGAAGGCTCTGTAACTGAGAAGGAACGGATGGACTGCCCGCACTGGTCAGCGTCCACGAAACCAATTGGCGAACCGTATAGGGGCTAGAGGTCGAGAACATGGTTGTATAAACGTTCGTTCCGACCGCCACCACGCCGAAGGATTTTGCACCCCCGGCTTGTTGGAAGGTTTGTACGGGCAAAGCGGGGGTTCCGGTTCCACCGCCCACGTCCATCACCACTAAGCCCGTGGACTGCGTGGCACAATAGACGTAGCCGTTGAGAAAAGCGACGCCATAGATCGAGCCGGGGCTTCCCGTGATTACTGTCGTGCTTGTGAGAGTAGGCACGGCCGGATTTGTAAGATTGAAAACGGCTAACTTTGATCCGGAATTGTACCCCACAAAGGCGTACTGAACGCCGGATACGACGCCCACGGTTACGTTATATGCGCCGCCGCCTGCTTCTACTATGGTTCCCACTAGCACCGGGCTGGTCTGGTCGCTGATATCCCAAATCGTGAGCGGATTGGATACGAATCCGACACCTATGGCGTATTTTTTTCCCGTCGTTGTCGAAGTGAAAATCTTCGTGCTTTCAAATTTAACGCCGGAAGGGGAAGCGGCAGTTTGCGAAATCAGCGAGAAAGACGGGTTGATAGTTTTGGATTGATCAACGTAAGAGAAGCTTCCCCCCGCCCCCAGAAAATTACCGGACTGCGCGCTATAGGCGGCAGGGGCAGGAACTGACCCTTGCGTACCGCCAGAACCCGAGTCGCCTATGAAGGCGGGGAGAATTGAAGCCGCTGTGGCCGCGCTGATCGCCGTAGGAATGGCGCTTCCACCCGTACCATTGGCCAAAAAAGTATCGGCCGCTTGAGCGGCCAATTGAGAAGGGGTGAGACCCAGAACGCCGGGAAGAGAAGTCAAAGTGGAGTTACTAGTGGCCGTGATGTTAGCGGCCGTTCCAGTAGTGTTTTGGTTCCAAGTGGGTACAGTTCCAGAAAGCTGAGAATAAGGTAGAGAAAGCGCGCTAAGCGTGGTCAGCGTTGAGTTACTGGTCGCCGTGATATTGGCGGCAGTACCAGTGGTGTTCTGGTTCAAGGTCGGGATAGCGGAGCAGACCAAAGCCCCCGCCGTTGTGATTTGGTTCGCGAATTGACTGCCCGAGCAGGTATTGCCAGAGATGGCAGGTTGTAGCGCGCTCAACGCGCTCTGAAGATCGGTTTGCGCCGACAGAGTGCCTGTGATCGAACCCCACGCTGTGGACCCACCTCCGCCGCCAGGAATCTGCGCCGCAGGAACTTTACCGCTACTATCGAGCGAAGCCACCCCGTTAGGCTGACCCACAATTGAAAGCGGAACTCCAGACCCTAGATCGGTAGATCCGGCGGCTAAAGCTATGCATGGAAGTAGCGCCAGTAGTAAAAATAATCTAGTCATTCTTAGCCGCCGCTATTGCGCTCAAAGAACCAGAACCGCTGCTGGGCACGTACGTCATGCGCAACCATTTATAGCCCATATTCGAGATGTTGAACACGTAGTTGCCCGCCGCCGTTACTGCATACGCGCTTCCGGTGTAGGTCGTCCAGTTGGTTATCACGGAGTTTGGATCTGCCCCGGGGGGCACTATGTCGTCGGACAACTCGAGGAAAAGAGACCCCACGGGAGAACCGGTGAACACAGCTTGGATGGACCCCAGCCCCACTGCGCCCAGATCCACGACTAGGCTGTGGAGGGTCAAAGCCATGTTCCCGGCGGTTAGAATAACCTCTTGTGTGGTCGGCATTAAAACTCCTTAAGTTATGTCCCAAAATCCAACCGCTCGGCAGACGAGAGAATAACTTTTTCCTTCGTAATCGAGAATGGCGGAACTTAAAAGCGCAGTGGTTAAAATTTGGTCTGAACCGTTGGGCACGATGGTAATCGCATTTAAGGTAGCGTCCACTTTCTTGATCACGAAAACTTGGCCCACCGCCGCCAAATTTGCGACAGGAAGATTAGCGTTAAACGCGCCTGCGGTCGCGTCGCAAGGAATATACTGCTGGTTAATCGGAGAACCCACCGCCAGCGCAGTTGTCGTGGTTAGCGCATTCACTACCATCCCGGAAGCGCCAGCAGGACCCGCAGGACCCGCAGGACCCGCAGGACCAGTTGGCCCTGCAGGGCCCGTTAATGCGGGGGTGACCGCAAGCCCGTTCCCCGCGCTATTTATCCCGAGCAAGTAACTGGCCGGTAGAGCGGGAGGGGTTGCGGGGTTGAAAACGGGAGCATAGCCCGCAGGTAATTGCAGGCAGCGGTTGATTTGATCCTGAAGGGATTGAACCAGAAGCGTGAGGAAATCAATTTGCTGAGTGAGCGCCGTTGAGGAAATTATTCCGTTTTGCGCGAGGGCGTAATTGTTCGTCTCAATCGGAGTGCGCGAAATCACTACCTTCTGAGTGGCGGGCGGAGCAGTAACCATGTTCACCACGCCGCCTGAAGGGTAGAGCCCTTGCGCGTTTGGTGTGCCGCTAACGTTAAAATTCACGCCGGGGGTTTGTTGCGCGATTGTCAGCGCAACGAGATCGAAAATGTAGACGTAGAGATCAAGGGTTTTGAAAAAATAGAAAGGGAACGCGAAGGCGGTAGTCGTTCCATCCCCCGTGTAAATCTCCGTATTGGTAGTCGAAGAAACGCCCATTATTGCCCACCTTGCCCTTTCACAACATTCTGAACTGCGGCTTTCTGAAAGTCACTCATCATTTGATTGCCAGATTTCGCCATGGACCCGATTTGGAAAAGAATCGCGTCTAAGTTCTGGCGTTTCTGCACGTTAGGAATGTTTGGATCACTCTGCACGTTATCGTAAGTTTTTCTCGCTGCTGAAATCGCCTTAGATATTCCATCCAGTCTTACCTGGAAATCGGGGTGCGCTTCCTGCATGGCTTGCGCCGCAGCGAAATCCCCCGCTTTGCTTGCCGCCTTGATCGAGTTGTAAGCTTTGTCAGCCTCATCGCGATTCTCATAGAAGTCTTGAATGCGCTGGTCTTGGAAAGAAGGATATCGAGACACGAAAGAGTGAAGTATGGGGGTATCTTCCCATGGAGCAGCTTTATCGGCCTGCGGGCCTACGCCCGCTTTCTTCAACGCGGCGTCAGATAACTGAAGCGCCCAACCGCCCATGGTACCGCCCCACCCTTTGATATAGTTCTCCACCACGGCGGGGGAGGCTAGGGGATCTTCCGAGGGGCCAATGTCTTTGACCAAAGGGACATACCCGATGAGCTTGCCAATCGCCTTAGCTGTCTCCGACGTATAGGCGGAGTACTGCATCTCGGGAAGGAGTTTCTCCTTATAGAAAGGAACCAAGGGCCGGCCGGTAAAAGATTGTTTGTTGGAGTATTGGTCGAGCACAGGTTGCAAAATGTTCGGCACTACGTCGGGAACCACGCTCTTCATTAAGCTACTCGCGAAGTGAGGTAACTCCTGCGGACGGTACTTAAACCATGCATCAAGCACCTGTTCCGTTCCGGAACCAAAAACAATTCCCGGCGCCCAGGGTTTCGGAATGCGAAGAATCGTAGCGTCTTGAGGTCCCTTATAATCAGGATCAAAGCGTGAAACATTGATGTTCCAGTACGTGTTTTTCTGCCAGTCCGGAACGGCGTCAATGGCTTCGTCATCCTTGTTGAGGTACCAAAGCCCCGCGCTCATGCCCATCATTACGGACATTCGCATGGCGACGCCAACGGGGTCACGTTGCGCGACTTTGGCCATGTTATCGAGGGAATTGATGTGCGCGCCGATGAAAGCGACCCCCGTGCGGAGCACGGATTGTTGTAGACCCACGTTGGAGTAGTCGGGAGTCACGAGGCGCGTATTGGCCATCGCTTCCCGCGGGCCTGCACCCTGTTCCAGGGAGCGTTGGTGCTCAGCGAACTTCGTGGCCGTATCGGTTAGACGAATGAATCCTTCCGACCAACGGAGGGGGTTAAGGGCGCTATTCCACGCCTTCCCATACCAAGGGGCGGCAGCGTTATCTTCTTTGGCGAGATCGCTCGCTAGATAACCATGGTTCTCATCGAGGAATCGCCCCGCGCCCCCGCCCCCGGCGGAGAGGAAATCACGAAACGCGGGGGAGTTACCCACCACGTCGCCCAAAGACCCTAGCGCCTGGAAGGGTAGTAATCCCGTGGCTGAGTTGACCCCGGCCATGATTTGGCCGCGGATAAAATGCGCAAGACCAAAGGCGGGATTGCTCACGACCCCGAGGCGCACGGTATTAGTAAACCCCCGGAGGATCTTCGCCGTGAGATCGAGCGCCGCGGGGTTGCCCTCTAGGCGACGGAGGGAATCAATGGTTAGCTCGGAACCCTCGTACCGCTCCCCGACTCCGTCAACGAGGCGGCGGACCTGGTTATCCTTTAGCGGGCCCGTATCGTCCACGGCTTTTAGCACCGGGGGCATCGAGGTATCGGCCCACTTTCCGTCCTTATCGATTAGGTCGCCGGCATCCATGTTGTCCACAAACAGGGACCGCGATTCGTTAACCAGAACTTTTCTCACCAATCGCTCGGTATCGAGTTTGGTTTGCATGACGGGGTCGAGAATGTCCCGCTCGGAGCCCACGCGCGACTGAATCGCGTTACCCCCCGTACCCTTTTCTTCGCCGAAAACGTCCGCCTCAAAAGCGCGTTTACGGGGAGAATAGTCTTCCATGGCCTTGTAGCCTTCAACCGCATCTCTTGCGAGGTAACCCTTATCGGCTGCCCAATCGAGCATACGCCCGCGGAAATCATTGATTCGATCGTGGAATTCTTGGTACTGCGCCCCGTAGGCGTCTTTGATCGTTTTCGCCTGTTCGAGATCTAGGCCAGATTCGTTTTTTGTGTCCCCGAGGGCGTCCGCCGCCATGGCGAAACGGCGGTACCCTTCGGTCGTGCCGCCCGCTTCGTGCATGTCTTTGAAAATCTGGTCGAGACCCTCGCCGTTGATCGCATTGGTCTTGGCGTCGCGCGTCCCCTCCGACATCATAAGCGCGGCTTTTGTCGCGAAGTCTTTCGAGTCGCGCATGAAGTTTTCAGAATTATTTTCTTCGTTGATGTCGGCGCCGCGCTCTTTGGCCAAGCCCACGGCGTCCCGAATCGGGGCCAGGTAGTCCACGGCGTTGGCGTACCACTTTTTAAACGAGTCGCGCCAAGTCGCGGGAGGCGCCTCGCCGTTTTGGCCGACCTTGGAATCAAAATACTGTTCGGCGTAGGCGACCTTATCGGCAGTGGCGAGCGATTGGTCGGGGGGATTTTTGGGGGGCAGTCGATCGCCGGCCCCAACCTCTTCCGGCGCCTTCGGCTGGATTTCGGGGGGCTTCCTAAATTTTTCGGCGTCCACGGCCGACAGGGATAGATTTTTTTCCGGGGTGAAATAAATTTTCACTTGATGCGCATTGGTGCCGGTGGCGCGGCCCCCCTCGTGCTGGATACCGTCGTACCCCATGGCCTGCAGCTTATCCTGCAGGGGCATGAAAATGGCCTCTTGCACGTCGTGGGTCGTGTACCCGTGCTGCGAAGATTCGGCGCGAATTTCGTCGTAAAACGCACGCAAGTTTTTCGGGTCTTCTTTTAGCGCCGCGTCTATTAAATCGCCCCGAGATCCAGGAAATTCGCGCTTACCAAACGATTCTAGGTAGGAGCGAACGTCGTTCGGCATCGGCTTTTCTAAATCTAATAGATTGGCGGGTGTAGTTTCCTTGGCCTCGTACATGGTAGGGGAAGTACCGGGCTTATTTCCGGCGTACCCGCGCGCCACGTCTGCGGCGTCAGTGGTGTAGAGTCCCTGCCCGTAGATATTTTTGTCGTTGTAGTTCCAGTGCCCCGGAGTAACTTCGTCAATCGGGTTGTTCGCCCCATGAAACTGTTGCCCGCCGCCGCGGGTATCTATCATCTCGGACCGTTGCACCAACTTGGTGGGCGTGGCTTGGGGCGGTTCCTGCGCATTCCCAGCAATAAGGTCCTGCTTCAAAGTTACGTCCGTGCTCGCCGCTTGCGTAATCTGCGCGGGGGTTTCCCCTGTAGCGGCGAAGATATTCTTTTGCTTCTCTCCGGCGTCCGTAAGTTTGGGGTCAGCAACGCCGAGGCCCGTGACGTGCCCAAGCCCATGCAACGTACCCATGAGAAGCGCGCCATCGGCAAAATCCTGCAAGGAAGGGAGATGCCCCTCGACCGCGCTGCCCACGGTAGTCATGGCGGCCAATTCGGCAGCAGTACCAACGAGCTTGCCCGCCACCGGAGTCACTGCCCCGCCGGTCAAAGCCGCCGCGGCCCCCGTGGCGCCGCCCTTCACGCCTTCCCAAGTAGTCGCCATAAGGCGGGAGGCGAACTCGCGCGCAGGGTTCTCGGCGTCCGAGATGTTTCCATTTGTATAGTGATCGATATACATTTTGCGGATCGCGGCGGGAAGCGCGAAGGCCCCCGCAGCGGCGCCGACCACGTTCCCCACCACCGGGACTGCCGTGCCCGCAGCGCCGCCCCCGACCATACCAGCGACCATAGCCGGAACATCCCCGGCGAGCGTACCTAACTGATTGGCGATCCGCATCGCCATATCGGCGTGCTCGGGAAGAATCGTATCCGGCATTTTCCCGCGGATGGCAAGCCCGGAAGTGGAAATCTGAAGCCCGGCCGTGAAGGCGTGGAAAAAGTCGTGGATTGGATCTTCCGGGGCGATCGTGGTCGCATTGGCGCCGTTGGTGGTGGAAAGATCGGGTTGAGCGGCTCGGTGAGCAGTTAAGTTCGCAGAAACAAAATTCTGCATGTCGCTCTTGCCGGGCGTCACTACTGGCGGCGCTTGGCGCGCCTGTAGTTCGGCGGCGAAGGGGTCATCAATTGGCGCAGAGGCAGAAGAATCAGGCGCTTGCTGTCTAGCCTGCAATTCCGCGGCGAAAGGGTCATCTGAAGCGCCCGCAGGCGAAGCCCCCGGGGCGGCACTTTGCGCACCTGCTTGCGCCGCGGGGGGAGGGGCACTAGGTTGAACGGATGGCGGATTTGAAGCAGGCATACGCCCCTTGGGCGCGCTAACAGGCGCAGGCACGGCCGCGCCGAATGCGGCTTCGGGATGGCTCGATGCCATTCCCTCTACGTCTCCCGATAGCGCGGTGGTGGCGTCGTTAGTCACTATTTGTTACCTTGCGCTAATTGTCGCAAACGTGCGGAAGCGACGGCCAACTGAGCCGTAGAAAGATTCTTGGGGTTTAGCTTCCTGATATCAGCGGCGCTCATCGTTTCAATGTTGGCGGCGGAACGGGCTATCGGCGCGCCCGCGGAATTATACCGAGAGGCGAAATCCGTTCCGCTCTGACCTGCGGGCGTTGTGTCAGGTAGTACATCTTTCATTTCACCCGCGGCCCCTGAAACATCTGAACTGAATTTTGCCCAGGCCCCCGGTTTAGCGGGGGTAGGAATCACACCCGGTTGGGTTTGAACACTAGCGGGCGGAGCTACTGCGCCCCTCGCCTGATCCGCTTGCCGAGCGAGAATCTGTTGAGGCGTCGCGATATATTTTTGAATCTGCGCGCCAAAATATTGGGGAGATTGCGGATCTAAAAGTGGCCCGATTGGCTCTTGCTTTTGGAGAGCGTTTTGTTTCGCCATGGCCAAATCATTCGTGAACTGCGCGAGCTTGTAATGGGAATCGGGGTCCGAGGTGCCAATCTGCTGCTGCGCTTTTTGAAGAAGCTGCCCCTCATTGTAGCTGTTCACGCGGTTGGCCGGAACCATAGAAATAGCCTGTTGAAGCTTATCAAAATCTCCCTTACCAATGTACGGCGAACCGGGGCCAAGATCCTCTGGCTTGGTGCGAACCATGCTCGCCAATTGGCCCAAGGCATCCGATATGTGGCCAGGGGAGTTATCGGGGGAAAGCACCCGCTGCATGAGCGAATTGAAAGCTTGGGGATTGGACGCAGATTCCGGTTCCCCTTGCGATTCTGAAAGGTGGTTGAGCTGGAGCTGTTCTTGCGCAGTGATAAGGCCGGAACGAAACGCTTGAACCGATTGCGCAGGATCGTATTTCCCGGTGCGAATGGATTCGTAGGCTTGCGATTTGAATTGCTCGCCTTGCGCGCTAACAGCGTTCTGCTTCGCTTGAAGAGCTTGAACCCCGGCAGTCTGGGCCGCACTTTGATTGGCTCGAATTTCGTTCTGGAGACCTTTTTTCAAATCCGTACCTAGAACAGAATCAAAGTGATCGCTGTTTAGCATCGAAACCGCGGTATTTAAATTGGCGGAATTGGGGTCTACCTTTCCGCCGGATTGTACAACCGAAGCCTTGATATTGTTGTAATCGGATTGCATGTACCCGCGGATAGCGCCTTTGGCCAGTTCCGTATTCATGCTTTTGTGAATCTGATCGGCTTGCTCTTGGGTGAGCATTCCCGTGTCCACCTGGGCCTGAACGGCTTCTGTTTGCTGCGACAATAGGTCGGGGTATTGGCTAGGGTCTTTCATGACGATATCCGAATTGGTATTCGTCATTGTATTTAGCTGATCCGAAGCTTTTTTCCCTTGAACCACCGCAAAACTTCGGGAGGCGTTCTGAAGAATAGCGCCGCCCGTACGCGCGGAGGCGCGGGTGAAAGCGTCTTTCCCCCCGGTAGTGGAGAAACTATCGTAGGTATCCTCGGTCCACTTTTGGTAATCTTCTTTTATTTTCCCTACGTCTAGCGTGCCGTCATTCTTCTCTTGTTGAATGCGGTCCATGAAATTGGCCCGCTGCTCGGAAACGGCAGAGTAAGCGTCGGCGGTTTCCGCCTGCGTTTGGCGATCATGAATGATCGTGCCCGCATCTTCGATATCCCGGCCCGCAGTCTCGAGCCCGCGGCCGAACATGCCCACTTGGTCGAGCATGGGGCTGGTCTGGCCAACCGGCCCTTGCGCTTCCTGTTCTGGTAAATACTCTTGAACCCTAGGCATATTAAGCTAACTCCGCTGCTTCGGCGGCTAAGTCAGAACCCGCTAAACCGCCCGCGGCCGAGGTTTCAGATGCGCCTGCTATCTCGTTCCCCGCGCCCGCGTTAGGTTCCCCGCCGTCATAGTTTGGTGCGGTGGGCGCCGCCGCTGTTTGACCGACCCCGCCTTTTACAAGGCCCATGGACATCGCCCCGAGGGCGCTCCAATAGCTGCCCAAGAGCGCGCTCTGGCCGCCATACTTATCCATGCTCGCTTGGTTTTGATAATTGATGGCGCGAATGTCGGCGCCGTGAAGAATGTTTTGGCGATCAAGTTCCGCGTTTTGGTGAGAGGCTTGAACCACGTCGAGCGCGCTTCCGGAATTGCCAGCCACGCCGCTCGCGCCATAAGCCGCGATCGAGGAACCAATCTTTTGCCCCGATACCACCTGCTCACGCATGGCATCGTACTGTCCCTTGGATTCAGCTTCGGCGGCTTGAGCAGTGAGGTTTTTAGCCTGCGTATTCAGCGTATCCGAGGTCATCTGACCTTGCTGAATCGATCCGTAAGCGGAAAGCCCTGCGCCAGCTATGGGGATTGCAGCCGACATTAATCCTCCCTAACCATGGCGTAGAGCACGCAGTCTTCGCCGGACGGCAGAAATTTCCGCGCCAAATGGCACTCCACTTTAAAGCCCAGCATTTTAGCCCTTCGATGCCCTATTTCAAAACTAACCGGTACCGCCAATTCCAGACGACGGTATTGCTGAAGTTGGCCTTGAAGAAATTTTCTGATGCCTCGGAACACGGGCACAAAACAATGCCGAGATTCTTCGTTGAAAACGGTCCAAACGCAGCCGCGGCCTTCCCACATTTTGATGACGCCACCGCAGACCATGGGCACGCCGTTGAGGATGCCGGTCATGCTTGGATGGGTTTCCAGAAGCTGCGCTAATCCTCCGGCGTAAGAGTCGCGAATATCGGAATTCATGGGCTGCTCGAGCAGCGGCAGCACGTGCTCTTTACGATAGGGAATCAATTCAAAAGGCGCGCTCATAGATCGAACTCCTCCAGGAAAGAAGTGATCGACTGAATCGTCCCCGGAAGAGGCGAGTTTTGCTGAAAACAAAGCTGGCTTTCAAAGTCGTAAGCACTTTCCAATCCTTCCCGAATCATGCCGGAGAAAAGCGGCACGGCCGTGTCAGCGTCGTTCTGATCGGCTTGGGCGAACTTAACGGGGATGAGATTATCAAACGTGGTTCCGATCGCGAGATCCCCCGCGCGGTGAAGCTGCATAGCCACCCGGGTTGTACGACGTGTTTTACCGATAGAAGTTCCATCCGCGGCGCCGGCCTCGGCGCGAAGCAATTGGCCTTGAGAGTTATAGGCATAACCAATTTGAACTTTTGTGGCGGGATAATTCAGTGTGATCGCGCCCGTTCCATCCACTACGCAGTTAGGATGAATTCCGCCATCGGTCAGAACGCTCACGGTCTCACCAACCAACCAAGAAAGACCAGAGATTACAGTGGAAGGAGATCCGCCAATAAACGTGGCGCCGCAATCCAACTGGAACGAATCGGCTTGCGCAATGGAATCGTCCGAAATCTTGGTCATGTATTCGATGGTATAAATTGTGGCACTATTGATGAACCGTTTCACCACCATCCACATTTGGTCAAACGTAACCAGAGGATCGGGAATAAAGGCAAAATTCGTCACCACGGGGATCGTACCAAGGGAATCTGATTGACCCCCCAGTTGATGCCTCATCCAACCGGCGCTCAGGGATACGTCATCGCGATTATAGATCAAAGAAACAAGCGCCCCGTCCCCACGCGCGCCCCAAATGAGTGGTTGACCTTCTTTTTGAACCGCAATTTGGTTCAAAGAGGGGAGAGTAATGTGCTCGGAAATTTCAGTCAGGTCATTGGAGCGGAAAGTCCCGGCCATGAAAAAGAACGCCATCTCGCGCAGCTTCCTTGACGCGCGTTGTACGTACATGACGGCGTTTCCGATCTTAGCCGGCGCGATCGCCGCCGAACCGAAAAAGGAAGTCTGTTGGGCGTTGAAATTTGTAGGAGTTAGAGCCTCGGAATTTCCTGATGGAGTCATGGCCCATTCCGATGAGTAATTTCCCGCGCACAGCCCCTGCGCAGTGGACGCCATCCATCGAATGGGGTTTTGATCGTCGGAAGACAGATTAAATGACATAGCATCGCTATCGCGGACATTCAAAGTAGTGGCGTCAGAAGGCGCAAAGTCCTCAAAAGAATTGGACCCGCTAAAATCAACTTCCTGTGGAGAATTTGCTGCCCCGGCGAAAACAAGACGGTTTTGATGAAAACACGATGCTTGCGGATACCCGTTTCCATTAAAAGTTCCCGATACGCCGTTGGCGTAGGCGCCGCTCCAGGTGCCCAGAAACCATTCGGTGGCAACTGGGGTAGCCGGGGAAGTAAAACTCGCCGGCCAACAAATGGGGGTGGAAATATCATTCCCACCTGCGCTCAATTGAACGGTGGCAGCGTCGTAAACTATATTTATATTTCCCCAATACCGCACACCATTCAGAACAAGCGCCATAACGCGCCCGAGATCCTGCGCCACACTGCCGGCTTTTTGCTGGGCGGCAGAAAGCGCAAAAAGAGCGGGAAATACGGTACCGCCTGAAGTCCAGGCATTAACAAACGTAGAACCAACAAGAGTGAACGAGGTTGTCGATGTAACAATGATGGTCCAATACCCAGGGCCCGTAATATTGGTCCGTCCAAAGAAAGAGCTAAAATTATTCGCCTCGGTAGTGCCACCAATTCCAGTAAGAAATACGTTTTGACCGCTGGTAAGTCCGTGCGCCGAAGTAGTGTTTATCCCGATCGCCCCGCCAACATTGCTAGTACCGGCCACGCTGGCCACTACGACAGTCATTGCCTGCTCTTGATTAGACGCAGGCGTTACGGAAATTGCCTGTACCTGAGTACTAACGCTATCGCCAATAGTCGCAAAAGAATTTGCCGGAAGGTAGGGACCATCGAGGATGAAAACTCTTTGCAGCTTCCATGCGATTTGCGACTGCCGTTGAAGTTTATAGGGTGGATAATTGGGGTGAACCAAATACAATGTGTCACCATTTTGCGTCCAGCGGAGTAGCGCCACATCCGCGGCAATGTAAGGAGAAGGTAATTCAAGAATGGCGCCCGCAGCAACAGCCGTGGTGGTGCTCACGGTCGCTTCATAAGGCTGAGGATTTGCATTCGCGCGAGTGGCGTAGAAATTGAACCCGAAGATAGAAAGAATTCCCGTGTTTCCAATGGTGCCCGAGAGCCGAACCGAAGCGGCGGGATTCACTACGACGCTATTATTTGCGTAAAAACGGATATAGTTCGCGCCAAACTCGAGCATGTAGTTCTGGGTTGCAGAGAAGGAAAATGGAATAAGCACCGGAGGATTCGACGAATCTTTTACGTTGGTTACATACTTCGTTCCCGGGCGTCGAATGATCGGTCCCTGAAGCGTGGGCAGATAGTTTAGCCCTATCTGTAAACCTTTTTTATAGCGGGGATTATCGAAAACGCCATAGCATAGCGGGGATATTTCCCCCGTGTTAAATCCGGTTTGTGCTAGCGCGGCTTTGGGCACGGCCTACCACCTCACCAAAATCCAAGGGTCAATCGGAGGCTGTACCGGCATCTCTTCAAATGCATTTCTCTTTTTCGCGAGATTAATCGCGTCGTCGTGCATCTTCTCCATGGTCTGCATTTTGGTATTGCTTTGAGTTAACTCCTCGCAAGTATCCATGGCCAGCGCGGCAGCGAATGCTTCCGCGAAAGATGGGTCAAAATTGGCTTCAGTTACGTTGCTGGTCACGTACCGAATATAAAGCGGCCCCTGCTGATCGCTGGCGATCGCCTGGCCCCCGCCGGGGAAGTTCTCAATCTGCCAATCGTTATAGAGGACGCCCGTGTTAGGCGCGCTCGGGATAAGCCCGGCGGGAATGGCGCCCAGGGAATAAGACGTATACTGGTCGGGTGGCGCAATCATGATGAAATCCCCGGGGAGGGGGAAATAGTTGGCCTTACCGAAAATGGGCGGGGTTCCCGCGGCGGCAAGAATCGCGCGCACGATCGAGAACGACCAAAAATTCTCCCGCAGCATGGCTTCTAAAACGGGGTAATAGGCACGATTCATCGCGCGGGCGCCGCGGTCGTTGTCGTTTATAGATCCTACCGGCTTATAACCGAGAAGTTGAAGCGCGCGGTTGATGATCGTGGTTTGCGTAGTCGTTGAACTCAATCATCCCCCTTCTCCCTATTTAGGTGTACGCCACCGATACCAAGGACGCGTAAAGCCCGGCCACGGTGCCACCCGCCATGGCGATCCGATATTGGCCCGAGGGAAGATCGTAGGAAGTAAATCCGTCCTGGGCCAAGGTGGCTGCGTTTACGTTCACCCAGTTGCCGTTCTGAACTTGCATCTGAAGATTGCACGCGCTTGGGTACGTGGTCGCGCAAATCACCAAAGCGGTACGCCCGCCGACCCACCCAAGAGGGAGTTGATTGGCGACCACGTTGACGTTGGCGCAAAGGGCTATTCCACCTCTGGTCATGGTTAGCTCCTATTAAGCTGGCGGCCAGTTGTCGCGAGTGATTTGCTGCATGAAAAGATTCAGAATCAGCAAAACTTCGTTTTTATAAATTCCGCGCGTTGCGCCCGAATCATTCACCGCCGAAGTCGAAAGATCGACCGTCAGCTCAACCGTGTGAGCGGTTGTGGGAGACCCCACGCCTTCGGTCACTTGCTCGAGGTTGAAATCGGCGTTGGCGCCGTAAAGTCTAGTGGCCATAGTTAGTCAGTCCCTTCTACAAAAAACGGGCGGTAAGACCCCTGACGCCATTACCGCCCGCGACCCGAAATTATTGCTTCACGTAACGAGCTTTGAGCCCGAGGAAACCGTTCGCGCCGATCGCTACGTTCACGCTAGCCACGATATCGAGATCGATACCGGGGTCGGCCGCCATACCAATTGCCTGCCACAGCGGCAGCTCTTGCTTGGGAATCGTATAACTGCCTGATTGGTTTTCCACTTCCGTGGGACCAAGTGCCGTTACAACCGACTGTGCCGCCACGAAAAAGTTCTCCGCGATAGCCAGTCCGGCGTTAGCCGGATTTAAGCCGCCACCGCCAACCAACGTGGTGGGCCAGAACACGCCCACATCGATAGCTGCGGCCCCGCCCAGCGCCGTGCACTGAAGAATCAGTGACGACAAACGGGCGTTAGAAGGCATCGATACCAGTTTGTACTGCGACCCGGCGCTATCGCCGCTCGCGGGAGCCACGTAGCCTTCCGCTTCCAGAACCTCACCGTTCGCAACGTATGCGTCGGTGAGGATTTTGGGAGTGGCGTCCCGGTTCGCGATCATGGTCGATTTATCAATTACTACTGCCATAAATTTTTTCTCCTTCGCTCGTTATTTTAGCGAGCCCAAACTTGAACAACTTTTTTCTCTTCGAGGCGCGTGCCGCCGAAGGTACCCATCACGTACGCTTGGTACGGGAGGGAGCGAAGGTCTTTGCGCTGGGTAACGTCGGTTACCATGTCCTGCCAGATACCGGCGTAGGCGCCCGATTTGGCCCAGCAGGGAAGCATGGTCGAGGTTCCCGCGAGGTCGTCAACCCCAGTGCTCACCAACTCCGTGTGGATGAAATCGATACCGAGGAAGCGTTGGATTTTGCCTTCCACCATTACCGGCTTATCGTTGAACTCCGTGCTGATCACTTGCACTTCAGCAAGCAAAGAGTCGTGGTTCACGCCGTTGATCGCCATGTAGATGGCGTCAGCGTCGAGGTCCACATAGTTGCTCAAGAGGATTTGCTTGGCTTTGCGAAGTTTCGCTACCGTAAGGTTCGTGGCCGACGCCGCGCCCTGGGCCACAGATACAATCTGGGTCGAGGGAACCGAAACCGACGTGGTGCCGTTGTTGCCCGTAAAGTTGGCGCCGAGGAGACCGTTGAGGATCTCTTGGTCTTTGGCGCGGCCCATGGCGTAAACGCTGTTGGTAACGTAGCTGCTCATAGGGTCGATCAAGAGGCGAAGCTTGTCGAAAGAATCGAGAAGCTGGGCAAGATCGTAATCCTGCGGGAATACCCACCGACGATCCGTAGGCGCGTCGGTCGGAGAGATCGGCTGGTAGCGGCCGGTCACCTTGTTGGCGTTGATCGCGCCGAATTGATCCACGGGGGAGGCTTGCGAACCGACGTGGTTGCCGCTCATCACGGCCATCGATAGGCGCGAGCCTTTTTGTTGGAGTTTCAGTTGGATGTTGGAGCTAAATTGCTCAACGTAAAAAAGCGGAATCCCAGAATTTACACCGGCCATGTGTGGCCTCCATTTTTGAAATTTTAAAGTTCCAAAAAGAGGCTTATCCTTGCGGGGCCGACTTTATTCCGCGCATACCGGCGGAGCAGTGTTCTTCTCTTCAGAACCGTCAACCGGGGCACAGCCCTTATCGGTCAAACCCAGGATGAGGCATATCCCCACCCCGAGTCAATAGCCCGCATATTAAATATTCACTGTGCCTTGGTGGGCTTGTTCGTGTAGGCGCTGCCAGGTGGCTTTCGCCTCCGCATCCCCGGACATTAAACGGTTTCCGAAATCTCGGTCAGTCATAAGCTCCGTGATACGCGCTTTTGCGGAAGCCGGTTCCATCGGCGTGCTCGCCCGCTGGCCGGTAACGAAAGTGCTTTCTCCTGTCGCTTTACCGAGATTCGAGAGAAGTTTCATCGTATCAGCGTGCCCGATCGCGCTAGCCACGGCATCGATTTTCGCCGCGTCCCACCCCAGACGACGAACAGCGTCTTTGGCGATATTGGTATTACTTTCGTAGGCCGCGCCCCATTCTTTTTGCAGGGCATTTACCTGATCCCGGTGCGCGGCGGTTTGGGCATCTTTCATTGCGGTGGCGGCTGCCGCCTGATACCCATTCCACTCCGCCACAATTTTCTGGGCTGCTGCTTTGGGCACGCCCGCTTCATAGAAAAGTTTGGTGAAGTGCTCCATGAGCTTAGGATCGCCGCCCTCTTTGGGCACTTCGATACCATAATCGGCCGCATTTTTCGGCGCGCCAAGGCGCTCGTAAATTCCGCGGCCTTCCGCCGTAAGAGCGCCCTTATCGTCGTAAAACTGCTCGGGGAGTTTCAAGAGACGATCTTGCGGTACGCCTTGCAGCTTTTCTAAGTTGCGATACGCATCGGCCAGGGCGCCCGGATCTTTGAAACCTTTGTTGCCGACATAACCTTTGAGATCCTCATTGAACCCGGCCATCCAAGCGCCAGGATTCACGGTTTCCGTGGAGGGGGCGGGGGCTGCGCCAGTAGTGGCTGGCGCAGCGGCAGGAGACGCGGGCGCAAGCGCGCCGCTAGTTGAGGCGGGAGCGGCAGGTGCCGCCGGAGTGGAGGGCGTGGCAGTATCGGCAGGGGTTGCAGGGGTACTCATGGCGGAAATCTCCGGGTTAGGGTTTCGGGGTTTCAGTTATCGTAAGGGGTTTCGTATGTTTTTCAAGAAGTTGATCGGCGTTTAGCGTGAGAAATTCTTGGATTCGCAAAAAAACTTCTCTTCGCCCTTCCATGAGAGCGTGAACGCGCGCATCGGTGTGGAAAGTGGTTTCATTGCTCCGACAGAAACGGGCCAAATCCGCCATGACCAATTCAGTAAAGGGGCTTTCTGGATCAAAGATTCGGCCATAAGCAATACTCCGCTCGTGGTAGTACTCATGTAGCTTTGATTTTTCCTGAATTCTCATCTGTTAACCTTGAGGGGCGGGGGCCGGAGCGTTTTGTTGCATTTGCGCGTGCGCTTTGGCGGCGCCTGCAAGCGCCGGGGCAGCCTGGATCGCCTGCTGCATCTGCTGCTGCTTGGCGTGCGCCGCTTTGAGCTTGGCCACATCGTCTTTGCTGCGAATCCAACTCGCGGGAGTACCATTGATGCTGGCGATAATCGGCGCCGCAATATCAAAATCGATATAAAAAAGGTAGGATGGATCTTGCGTGGCCGTCGCTAGATTCATGAGCGTCTCAATAGTCCGCTGCGCGCCACTCGCCCACTCCGCTTTTTGGGTGCGAGTAATAGGAGAATCGTAAATTGTCTTGTACTGACCCTTCGCTTCCTTCATTAGGCCGGTTTGAGGCGGAAGTTTCCCCATCGCCGAAAGAAGATCTAATTCGCGGTCAATCATTGGACCTAGATATTCCGATTGCTGACGCCCAATCGTCGGGGCTAGCAAAATACCTTTTTCTCGTGTCCGTTCTAGGACCTCCGTTGCAGTCATCTGGGGATTCTCGGTGAGAACCTGAAAAAGACTGATTAGAAAAGAATCGTTGATGAGGTCGCGCTCATCTTTCATGATTTCTTGGCCCGCTTGAACGTTCCCCATCGGGAGAGGCTGAATCAGAAGACGGCCATCAGCGCTCACGCCACCGGAATTGATCGCGCCTGGGGCAAGAGAGAAACCGTCAATAACACCATCGTCATGGGCCAGCAAAACCGGGTCAAGCGCGCGGTGCCCTTGTTTGAGCATCGTCTTTTTCTGCTCGTTGAGGGTTTTGAGGCTGGGAAGTACATCCATGGCGATAGAACGGCCGTAAGCTTCGTTCGGGGCTTGGTAATATCGAGAAATGGCGTAGGGAAAATTAGTATACCCGCCGCGTTTGACGATTTTGCGCCCTTCGATCGAGATATAGAGCGAGGAGTATTCCATGCCCTTGTAGTCTTTGCGGTCTGGATCGCGGTCGTCATTGGGCATCACCCAATGGAGAAAAAAGAACTGACGATCGGGAAACCGATCTTTCACCGTGATGATATTATCGGGACATTCTTCGCCAAACATTTGGTACGCCTGGCGCGCGGTCATCATGAAATGGCGGCAGTTACGATCGACCATGCCTTGATGATTTTCCTGGAGATAGCACTCCCCAAGGTGGACATGCTTATAGCGAATACCAGGGGTACCAGCAAGACGATCAATAAAAAGAACCCCAGTACCGTAAGCGCCCAAGGAAAGATACTGCCCTTGGTTTTGTGCCGCGAAATTAGACTTTGGGCTATACCTTTCCTCAAAAAGAACATTGTTCGCCCTTTCGTACCAGAGACGAGTGGCCTTGTCCTTCAAGAGCGCATCATCTGAGGGCTTGATCTGGTGCCAAAACTGATCCCGCGGCGTAAGCAGCGAATCGAGAATGGCGCCGAAGCGTTGCAGGGCTAAAATCCCGGTAGAATCGTAAACCTCAAAATTACGCTTGTCGCCCTGCATGTTGAGCTGCGAGAAGTTTTGAAACAGCCAGCTCTCCATTGGGTAAATACGCTGCGCGATTTCAGTCCAATGGCTATTCCAGTTACCGCGGAGACCAAAAAGGTATTGCCAGTCGGTTAAAAGTTTACTTACCAACTCATCGTCCGCCATCGACTGGCGGGTGAAACTCCCGGAAGACGGCGGCGCGAGATAAGTAGAGGTTTGCATACTTTTAGTTAGCTCCCGAGCAGCGTGCGGCTAGTGGTGGTCGGTTGGTCCAAGAGCCCCGCCCCGCCGCCGGAGAGGATAGTAGAAGTGGAGGCGGCTTGCTGTTCCGATTGGAGCGTTTGTTGACTCGCGGTTGCCGAGGCTTGCGCTTGGGTCGGGGTCTGAGAAAGCGCGTTAGGCGCCTGAAGAGTGGGTTGCTTTGGGGTAGAAAACATCTGCCCCACGTTGTGGAAAAGATCGCCTACGGCAGAAACTGCACCCGACATTTATTTTCTTTCCCCAAAAATTTTGTAATCCATACCTGTTGCCACGCGGTTGCGTCGGGTGGGATTCTTTCTAGCAATCTTGGAGTCGTATCTTGCGATTTGCAAATGAAATGTGATAGCGAGCGCGTCTGCGTGGTTTGGGCTTGCGATACCGCGCTTTTTCATCTTCTCTTTTGATTCCAGCTTGATCTTGTCTTCGCGCCCTTGAAATTCGTACATGGGACCGGTAAGGTCGTCGGCGAGAAATTGACTATTGTCGATCATCGCACCGTTAAGCCACTCGCGCATCTTGGCCCAAATCTCCGTGCGATGGTCGGCGTAAGTTGGGTCCTTACTCTCGGTGCCAAATCCGCATTCGTGAACCACGTACCCGCGCTCTTTAAGGCGGTCGATAATCCCCGCCCCCGCACCGGAGTCGATAAACACGCCATCAGGTTGGAACTGTTCGATGAGATCGGCGACTTTGTTCGCCACGACCATGTTGTCTAAACCTTTAAGCTCTACGACGGGGTAACTGCGGGCGTCGCGCCCCCGCCTCATTCGAATCACGGTCGTATCATCACCAAACCGAGCTGGGTCCACGCCCATAACTAACGCCGCGTGATCGTCGTAGCGTTCAAGTTCGCGCGTTTGCGCGTCGGCCACAACTTGCCGACTCACGAATTGGCAATCGCCCTGGCTTGGAAATTGCCCCAGGACTTCAATTCTTGCCGTATCGGAATCTTCTCCGTGCTTAGCAATAATTTCATCGTAAATCTTGGTATCGAGCCCTTCCACGGTTCGCGAATCAATTTGGCGCGTTCGCCAAAAATTTCGGTACTTGTGGAAACATTCGAAAAAATACCCCGTATTGTTCCTTGGGTTTGAAAATGCAAACCAAAAACGATATAGTGTCAAATCTGTAAAAAACCCGTCCGACACGTTCCAGATGGGGGCTGGAATTCCGCTCGCCTCATCGTAAACAAGAAGCATACCAATGCTCGAATGCTCCCCGGCGAAGGCATCTGGGTTATCAGAATTCCAGAGAATGCCTTCTGCGTAGTACTTCCCGCTGTCAATTCTTAGCGCCTGGCGGAGCTGTGCCGCGAACCATTCAGTGGGGGTAATCTTTTTTTGCGTTCGTTCAAAAAAGTACCCGTTGATGGCCAGGGTCAGCCATTTTGAAATCTCCCCGAAGGTTTTTGAGGTTAACTGGGCATCAGTGTTCGCGGAAATAATCGCGCTACCACCCGGGACGCAGCTAATGAACCAGCACACTACCATCGCCACAAACGCCGATTTACCGATTCCGCGGCCAGAGGCTACGGCGAGTTTGTATACGACAGGTTTCTCCCCGCGGGCGATCCTGGCTTTATTCTCCGCGATATGTTCGCCAATCTTGATTAGCTCTTCTCGTTGCCATCTATTTGGGCCCGTACGGTTGGCGAGCGGGCTATTTGGCCGTCCCCAACAAAACGCGTACATCACGTACGCCAAAGGGTTATCGCGAACTTCCGGGTGAAGGATAGTTTCAAGTATCCGCTTGGTATCCGCTGGATTTACTGTCGGATCGCCCGCGCGACGGTTTGCCATTCTTTGTCCTCTCCCGCGCTTTACGCACTAAGTCTCTTCGACACGTTCGGCAAAGTCGAGCAGCCCCGCTGCCCGAATATCGGTAAATGTTATCCTCAGTGTACGCATGCCCCTTTGAACACGCATATCTTTTTGTCCAATAGCTGGCAAAATCGTCTCGCCCTTTCGCCATCATATCCGCGGAATTGTCTTTGTACGTTCCCAAAAATAGATGCTCGGGGTTTACGCAATGCCGAACATCGCACTTATGCAAAACTAACAATTTCTCAGGAATAGGCCCCTTATGTAAATCCCATGAAAGGCGATGCGCCAATCGAGAGTACGAAGGAAGGCCGGCTTTTCCGTACCCATTTTTATATCTCCCCTTATTCCACAGCCAACATCCAGAAACCGGTTCGATAGAAATTTTATTTCGGAAGTAAGAATCAATCATCCGGCCCTTATATCAAAAATTTTTCAAAAAATTTTGGAATCCCGGCCAAATACAAATTTCATGTATTTGTTGGGCAAAGGTGAGGTAATAGGCTGAGCGGCCAAAAGCTTGGGGCCACCCCATAGACACCCCCCGGGGGTCTCAACAGTATTAAGCATTCTTTATATTAGATCCACAAGTTCGGGTGGAATATCGCCAAGAGCTTCTGAAACGTCCAAAACGTCATCGCGAGGATCGTCTACAATCGACGATCTCGCATCCAAACGATCCATAACCAGTTCAGTTTTAGCCTGTAGAATAGGAATCACGCGATTCTCGGCAGCCAAAAGCACGGAGGATAGGTCTAAATGAGTCACGTTTATATTGAGGTTGTCACCGAAAACTTCCGGCACGAATTTTCCCGCTGCCCATTTTATGTTTTCACTCTCTACTTTAGCTGCTGAAACCTCGGCCATAGTCTCGCAACCTTCAGTGATTCCGATGAGACGATAAACGAGAGAGTGAATCCAAACTTCGCGTGCCCTTGCTACCTCTTTAGCGAATGTGGGGACCGAGAGTTAAAAACTCGGCGATAGTCTGCAAGTCACGCTTGCACTGAAGAGACCCCCTGAAAAACCAACCAACGGAGAGAAAGTTATGGCGTACAAAGTGTACCAAGACGAAGAACGCAGAATCCTCAAAGCCTATTCTGACTGCAACGACATCGCGGCAGGGGAAGAACGGCAACTGAATTTTTTCTGCCCTTATGCTTTCAACCTCGCGGAGGCAAAAACAATCCTGCATAAGGCTCTGCCCGAAGGCTACAACCGTTTCGAAGCTGAAACCGCCATTGCAGAGCTGGATGCAGCTTTCGGTAAAGATGCGAAAGTTTTTATCGCCCGAGAGGGCAGCGTCTGCATTTACGTAAAACCCGCTAATGTAGTTTGGATTGGTTCGGGCAGACCTGCGGACCTGACCAAGGTCCTAAATGCCGACGAAGTTTCCTTCCAACCTGAATTAGGCATGTTCCGGATCTGGTGGGATTAGATCTTCTCTCCCTTCTCTCCGTTGCGGAGTGGAGTTAACGGGGGTTCGAGCTGAAAAGCCCGAGCCTCCGTTTTTAATTTAATAGGCCGAGGGAGGGAGGGGGATTAATCGTTCTTAAGTTACAGCGGTTTTTCCGCTGTAATAACCTTGTAATTTTTAAATAGTTGATTTTGCTATATTATTACTCTTATTACTCTATTACAATTAGAATAGAGTAATAAGCCATAGCAATATGGCTATTTAAATTGATTTAAATTTAAATGCAGTTTATATCTATGGCGTTTCTATGGCTGAACTGACCAAAATAACTGTTGATACTGTTGAATCGGTAACTATGGCGTTTTTATTCAGTTTTTTTTGAGAAAAAGCTGTTACCGATGCGAAATAGACTGTCCATAAAGAAGAAAAAGGAAGTAGAATGAAGAAAAAGGATAGGGATTTAGAAGCAGAATTAAAAGCCATCCACGAAATGCGTGCTTTGCGCCCCTTAGAGGGGCACATTAGACGATTGGTTTATCATGGGTATCACGGTTTTTCCCTTGGGCAGATATACGCTGAGAATGGGGTTTGGGGTATTGAAACGACTTTCAAAGGTAAAAGAGAATTTTTCCCCTCTTTAGTTGATTTTGAGTCCTTTTGTGCGAAAAGAAGTATTCCCCTTCTTCCCCCCGGTACTCCGAAAAGCGTTCGGCTAAAGAACGAATAGTGACAATACCGCCGAGGCATGGTTCCCTTAATCCATGGCCCAGACCATTATACTTGGTTGCGATCCGGGCTTCGGCGGCGCCCTGGCTTGGTACGACCCAACCGCGCGGAGGATCGTCGCCGCGCTTCCTATGCCTCTTCGCCCCGCTAAGACGCTTATCCCTGATTCTAGGCCTGAGATCGACGCCGAGGCGCTATACCAGCAGATATACGTCTCTCAACCCGCTGTGGTGGTGGTAGAGCGCGTGAACGCTTCCCCACAGCAAGGGGTGACATCCGCGTTTCGGTTTGGGGAGGGTTTTGGGATTATTTTGGGGGTATTAGCGGGTTGCGGGCTAAAGCCACGCTTGGCCTATCCAAACGTGTGGAAAGCGGGTTTAGGTCTCTCCGCCGACAAAAAACAGAGCCTGAAGATGGCCTGTGAGCTGTTCCCGGAATGGACGCCAAGGTTTATGACCGGGGCGCGATCGGCGGATCTCGCGGAAGCGGCGCTACTCGCCTATTACGGTGTCCGGTTCCTCGCGGCGCCTATCGCCGAGACCGCCAAGAGTTAAAACCACTTAACAATTTTTATAGCGGGTTTTAATAGTTGCCGAGACTATACTTTTAATCTATATTTTTTACCCACAATGAATGACCCCCGTTTTTGCGCGTATTGCGACCGAGCCTGCCACCGAGGAATGCCTTGGACATGGGGGCGGTTGTGGTACCGGCGGGAGCTGGTTTATCTGCACCGGAATTGTATTGTGGTTTGGTTACTCACTTATAAATGAAAGGTATTTATCCCCTATGATTCAATCCCTGCTGATTCGGTTCAAGAAGTTTTTCGGTATCCCGCTTACGATTAAAGAGCTGATCTTGGATCACAAAGGAGAGGTTTTAATCGCGGTACCGCCGAGCGCGGGTATTCCCGCTATCCCCGCGGCGCCGGGGGATAGTCAACCTGTTTCTCCGCCGCAAGCCGGTCCGTCTCGGTTCGATCGAGCCGTAAAGTACGTGATGGAAAATGAAGACGGCGTGAATTGGGATCACGACACGGGGGAGTTTACCAATGACCCGCGCGATCCGGGCGGGGCTACCATGTGGGGGATAATTCTCACCGAGTATGAATCCTATCTCGGCAAAAAGCTCACTCCCGCGGACGTAGCGAAAATGCCGCGAGATATTGCCCTGTCAATATATAAAAAGAATTTTTGGGAGCCGATCCACGGCGATACTTATGTGTGGAGCGCTTCCGCCATCGCGATTTTCGATACCGCCGTGAATAAAGGATTAGGCGGATGCATGGTGATTCTATCGGACGCGCTTTCAACGAAGTTTCCGTTTCGTTATGGAGACGACGTGGTTGCGGCGGTCAACGCGCTTTCCCCGATCGTGTTCCTCGATAAATTCGAAGCCGCTACCGAGCGGTATATAAATGCGAGAATCGCCCAATACCCAAATATGCTGTGGGCCAAAAACGGATGGATGAATCGCGCTAAGCGACTTTTGACCTTGGGAGCTGAAAAATGAAAGCTTTCACCAATACCACTGTCACCAAGTCAGAATTCCTCAAAGAGCTAAAGAAGCACCAATCTGCCGACGCTTTTTTACGCGGCACCTACAGCCACATAGAAAAGAACAAGGTGGGAAATTTTCGTGGGTGCGCGGTTGGCTGTTCTCTCCATTCCGTCGCCCGAGTGAAGAAACTTAAAAATGTAAAGTACGGGGATCACAAAGCGTACGAAGAACACCTAGGCATCCCGGAATGGTTGGCCCGAGTTGAAGATCGTATTTTTGAAGGCGTTAGCAATGAGCGGGCGAAAACGTGGCCTGTGGAGTTTGCAAGCGCGATCCCTATCGGCGCCGACCTTGAGAAAGTAAAAGGCCCCTTTCTCTGCATGATCATGCGCCGCTCGCTCACTCGCTTCGATCACACCAAATTTACTAAAGTGAAAGCAGCGATTGAGGAAACTATCGCGTGCTGGGAAAATCCCCTAAGTACCCCCGAGGATTTTCAAAAGGCCAGAGACAACGCTTTCGCTGCGAAAAGGGGGGCGGTGGCGGCGGCGGCGGCGGCGTGGGCGGCGGAGGCGGAGGCGGCGGAGGCGGCGGAGGCGGCGGTGGCGGCGGAGGCGGAGGCGGAGGCGGAGGCGGCGTGGGCGGAGGCGGAGGCGGCGGCGGCGGCGGCGGCGGCGGCGGCGTGGGCGGCGGCGGAGGCGGCGTGGGCGGAGGCGGCGGCGGAGGCGGCGTGGGCGGCGAAAACCACTGAATATGAATATTTCGCTGACGAATTGATTAAGATTCTGAAAGCTTGCGAGGGGGAGAAGTGACGGAGAAATTTCCGCTGAGAGTGTGGGTTCATTTTCCAGAAGAGCGCCGCCAGGGAAGCGCAAAAGCGTATGTGAGTGTTTCCCCGCCTAATGAGAAAACAAATCCCGCATGGAAGCCCGAAGAATATTGTCAGCTCACCGAGTTGCTCGCCGAGAGAGCGAAGCGGGTTGAGCTGGAGGCGCAGCTTGAATCTGCGGAGAGGCGTGTAACGATTGCGCAGAGTGCCTTTGATTCGAAGAGAAGTCTTGCGATTGCCCTATTGAATGAACGAGACGCCGAGCGCACAAAGGTGGCGAAGCTCTGGGCTTTGCTTAAGCGGGGAATTTCCGAGGACACTGGCGAAGGATTCGACGCACTAGTGGAGCGGGCCCTCGCCGAAACGGATGGAACGTGAATCTTCTTGAAAGAATCAAAGCGGCGCACGCCGAAGGGCCCGAACGGTATCAGGTGAAATTCTGGTGCAAACCCGATCTATACAGGCGCTTTACGGAAACCTGCGACCGCCTCGGATTTAAATACGCCCCGACGTTCGGCGAGTTTATGGCGTGGTTCATCGAACAAAACGTCTCGGAGCCCGCCGTTAATCCGCTAATAAAGTGCATAGACGAAGCCCTGAGAGGAAAGTCATGATGGGGAAACTAGTAAAATGCATCATGTGCTATGGCATCGACAAGGAAACGCAAGAGCGTCTAAAGGACCGCAAGCCGGTATCCGACTGTCATCTCTGCGATGGAACCGGAGTGCTAGAGGTAGAGTTTAAAAAGGGCCTAGAACAGAACGAGTGCAGGGTCACCGGAAAAACTGGCGACGCGGGCTATCCCATTGTTCAGTTCTCAGCCGGGGCGGAGAAACCATGACCAAGGCAGCCAAGGGCGAGCACGCGCCGAGGATAGCTCTGAAGTGGCACGAAATAAAACGCTTCAACGAACGAGAGTTGCGCAATGAAGCGTTCGAGGTTTTTTATTACCTCTCTCTTACAGAGGCCGAGGAAATGGTTATTGATGCC